GGAGCTCTGCCCGAACAAAAAGCGGAAGAATGTCTCCCGTTTCTCGTTAACGTCCGGAGAGACTCCGATGGTCACTAATTCCTCCTGAAAGAGTTAGAGATGGCGACGGTCACGAGGCACTCTTATGCATGAGCCGTTCTTATCTAGTGCTAGACCATCTCATGGGGGTTAACTACGGCAGGAGCGAAGAGCCACCCGGCGCCTTAGCAGCGTCGTAAGCTCCGTAGCCCTTTACCTCATTGCCCTCGTCGTACTCTTTGTCACCAACGGTTCGCTTCGGCGTCTTCTTGACCTGGATAACAACATCCTTGCCAATCAGATCGTCGATGTCGAAGTCAATCTCACCGTTCGTGTCCATCCCGACGGCTTCGAGGAGGCCCTTCAGTCCGAAAAGTGCCTGTGGCAGCAGTGACGTGTTGGACCAAATCTTACGGTCCTCGTAGTCACCATCTTGGACTGTGAACTCCCAGTTGATGTACTGCGAGCCAGGGTTCTTGGCATTCGGCCCTGCCTCCTTCAGTTCACCATCTGTGACCTTGACATGGTACTTTCCTCCGGGAAGCGGCTCAAAGATTCCGGAACCACTTCCGACGTCGGAGAAATTGGCGCGAATACCCATTGTAGTGCCTTTCGTTTGTGCTAGGCGTGCTAGCTGTTAGGTGTGCTTGTCATATATTTGTACAGAACTTCCATCGTCGGATCTTCGATGATCATCGGAAGTTGTCCTGTACGGTCTTTCGCCACCTGCTGCTCAGTTGCCTGAGTCAGTAGGAGCCTCTTGAACGTAGCGTCTTCATTTGTGCCAATTTGCTTGACATAGTAGTAGACGACAATATCCAAGAAGCCTGCGACCTCATCTGCCAGCTTTCCCGACAGGTAAGGCTTCATCGTCGTTACGCCAGACTTGCTGTCCTTGTCTGACTTCATCAACGCCGTGAAGATGGTGTTCATCTGCAGGTCTCGGAAGCCTCGAACGAAGCGCCTGATCTGCTCGATGTTCTTGCCCCACTCACGCATACCCGGCACATCTGGGTCGGCGTCTTCCTTCTTAGCAACCAGTTCAGTCATGATGTTGTACATGCTGAACTTCTGGATCTCAGTCAGGCTATCGAGTACCACAGTGTTGAAGCCGTGGCCTCCTGCATACAGTTCATTGTACACATCCTGCATCTGCTTCCAGTTGGTTACTCTGACAGTCTCCACACCGGGGTAGGTGTTGCGGAGACTCTCTGTACCAGCTTCCACGTCGACAACTAGAACGGGACGCATCTCTGGTACCTTATCTGCGGAGCCCGCAAGCACAGTTTTGCCTGCACCAGGGTTTCCATAGATCAAGATGTTCAGGAACGAGTCTTTCTCCTCAACGGTTCCGACTCGTAGTCCTGCAAGTGACTTCTGACTGATGACTTCTTTGGCCATTTATTCGCCGCCCTTTGACTCTGTTGATGGTGTTTCTCTCAACCAGTAGTGCTCACGCCTTTCGAACAGGGTGTTCAGCGTGTACTGGTAGTCTTCGCCACTGTTCATACCTAGACATGGCTGGCGGAACGCACACGTCGTACAGGAGAAGCGTCCTGAGTTGGGGTACAGTGGAGTAGTCTTACGGGTCATCTCCCAAGCTTCCCAGGAGATACCTTCTGCGATGCTGATAAGCTCGTCATGGTTCTTGTGAATCTGGTACCGCTTCCAGAACATTGTGCCCTCTTCTTCGAGGTAATGTAGGAAGTCGTTGTAGAGACCTTCTGCCATAGCTTCGGGGTCTTCCCGCTGCACTGTATGCAAATAGGTCTCTAAGTCTGTATCCTGATTCTTGGCAACAGAGAAGAGCCTTCCCAACCGCCGGCTTGCATTTCTCTTAGGTGGACCAGGGAAGCCCTTACGCTGCTCGTGGTACACGAAGCCTCTGACTGGGAGCTTCAGAAAGTTCAGTGCCCAAACGTACGAGCCAATCTGGTCGTCGAGATAGAGGAACTCGTCACTCGGAGCAACAGAACGACAAGTCTTCCAGTCAAAGATCCAGTAGTCGCCCCTGTGGTCCTGTGCCAGCATGTCAATGCGGCCATCGTACGACACAGGCAAGTTGTGGCATTCACAGATGAGCTGCTCGTTGAAGTCCTTAGTTGGATCCATCACAGGAACGGAGAACTTGACTTCAACTTTGACTGGTATGAAGAGCTCGTCTGCGGTCGGGGCAACCTTCTCAAAGTAGTATCGAAGCATACCCTTACCGAGCTCAACACGTTCTTGATAGTCCTGTTCAACCTCATCGGGCAAGTACTGTTCGTCCTTGAGCTCAAGCGCTTTGGCCTTCTGAGCTTCGCAGACGTCTACGAACTTAATAATGGACCGAGCGCCGATGACCTCTCGATCCATATTCCACGTCTGTGGGTCGTAGTAGACCTCCATAGCAGCGTGGTATGCCGTCCCAAACTCGAGCGGCTTAGCTGTGCGTAGTGGATAGTACTGCTCGTTGAAGATCCAGTTCCATCTACGTCGACAGCCCTTGTAACTCTTGCGCCCTGACGTATGAATTTCATGCGTCTCAGGTAGTTGTTCTACTGTGCCAGTTGTCATTGGGTTCCTTAGTTGTACTTGTATCCCCTAATTATATCGAGCCTCAATTGACGTCTCACTAGGGATCGCTTGACTTTCTTTGGGGAAGTTTAGAAACCTGGGCAGTAATACCCACCGAAGTCTGACCAGGTATGCCAGTTAGAATCTAGACCCAACTGGAGTGCCACGGCGTCCTGTACACTAGGAGGCCAGCTTTGAGCAGGTACGCTGGCCCACTGAGAGTACCCGTATCGACTAGCCCAAGCACCTGAGTACGTGGGTGATAGCTGATACGCACCTCCGTATCCGAGGGAATTGACGGCTTCATAGTTACCGCCACTCTCGTGGGCACGAATGCATGTGAGTGTGACATTACTGCTGACTGAAGTCGTCGGATAAGTTACCGCCGTCGATGATGGGGTAACTGTAGGAGGCGGTTTGTACGATTTGACCTCTTGGAGGAACCTTAAACTCGATTCCAACGGATCGACTTCCTTCCGATCCAGGCTCCGGCTCACCTGTTGCTGGTGTTCCTTCCTGGCCAACAGGTACAGAGCTTCCTGACTCTGTTGGATTGTCTGACTGTCCTGTGTCGTCTCTAGGCTTTGGGGGTTCCCATTTGTGGTGCAAGAGGTTGTAACCAATGCAGCGATCAATAATGTCAACCGGAGTGTACTTGAAGGCTTTGGTCGGCTTTCCACATTTGGCGTGTACCCAAATGCCATATTTCCTCCCACGTGTGTATCCATCACGGCGGTCTGAAGATTCGCAGTCACAGAAGATGGTGGGCCTAAAGTATAGGCCCACCACCTTACACTTATCGCCAAGTGTACCGCCTCCGACGAGGCGTGCGTACCCTTCAGCCGTATCTGTGTCGTCAAACTCCAGCAGGACGTACCTAGCCATCTGACGCTACGTCAATCTCTGCGTCGTGGTTGACATCCTTAGCAATGGCCAGACAGTCTTCGAGGTTCTCATAGCCCTGGCCGCCATCCGTGGAGACGATCGTACCGTTCTCTGACTTACGATGCCAACCCCACTTACCGTCGGCACGCTTGAACACCTGCACCTTATCCATCGACTGCTACCTCCTTGGTGAAGTATTCGTGATCGCGATTCATGCACTGAGCAGTGTGCCAGTGGAAATGAATCACTGCCGACTCGCCGTTGGCCTGATTGTCCTGAGCACGTAGCTTCATGACCTGTAGGTCCAATGTCGCAGCATCCAGGTTTGGGTCGTAGAAGTAGTTGTGCACTGCACTCCTTGTGTAGGTCTTTTCCATGTCAGATCTCCTCGTACTCTTTCACGACCCAGACCTTGTCAACGCCCTTGGACATGAAGTCGACGAGCTCTTCCCACGAGACGCCAACCTGCAAGCGTCCACTCAGGTACCACAGGCCCGCGGCTTTGATGGCAACGTACGAATATATCGTACCACCATTGCCAAAGGCCTTGTCAAACTGGAGGACAGCTCCATCGAGAAACTCGTCCGCACCGAAGTACTCCAACTGGTCTTTCTTCTGACGCAACCGATCCATCTCTCGTTCGATTGAGTCAATCGTGTTCCGTGCCATTGTGTTCTCCTGTTCTGTTTGCTATACTCTAATTATACAGTGACCTCGTGTGACATTTCAAGAACTGTAACAGGTTCAATCTTTGGTTAACTTGTCCGGGTCTACGTCATCTCCGAGGAGTTCTTTGAGCCACGACCACTTCTGCTTGAGAAGCTGCCGCCGGCCTAGGTCGACTGTGTTCCTTGCCATGATGTCGATGACTTGAACTGCGTTCTTCTGACCAATGCGATGAAGGCGATCTTCTGCCTGGGCATTCTGAGATGGACTCCAAGCGCGGTCCATGAATACGATAGTTGATGCGGCGGTGAGTGTAATGCCCACTCCTCCCGCCGCAACCGTCCCCAGAAATACTTGGTACCTGCCTGCCTGGAAATCTGATACCATTGGCCCACGTTCATCTTGTTTGGTATCCCCAGTAAGGACGCAGTAACTTCGTCCACTCTTGTCGAGACGTGCAGTGACCAATTTGATGGCCTGCTTGAAGTTGGAAAAGACCACGACCTGTTCATCTGTGTTCTCCAGGATGTCCATGAGTGCATCGATCTTGCTGGATGGTTCTGCCATGAATAGCTTGCCCTCTGGACCAATCTCTGCAAATGCCAGAGCGAATTGCTGCAGCCGCATGAGCTGCGCTACTACCACAGGACTTGAAAGCGGCTGGTCTTCATGTTCACCGATCCAGGCTATCATGCTCTTCTTCATCGTCTCGTACGCCTTCTTTTGCTTAGGCGTCAGGTCGACCCAGATGTCTG